TCCAATCAGTAGATGTTAGATAACCACTAACAGAAGTTGTTGCTGCTGGCATTGAGATAGCTGGAGTAGTTCCCCCAGAAGATACTACTGGCGAAGTTCCAGTTACAGAAGTAACAGCAGAAGTTAAATATGTGCTTGTGTCTAAAGACCAAGTATTTGCTGCTGTTTTCTTCAATAATCCTGATGTTCCAGCAATATTACCAATAGCATCTAAGTCAGCATCGTATGCTTGTACTGTTGTTCCAATAGCTGCAGGAGCTAAAGGAGTGTATGTTAGTGCATTAGTTACATCAGTAGAAGTAAGTGTTACAGCACCAGTACGAGAATTAAACGAATCAACACCAGCAGAAGCACCAGAACCAATGAATATCCAGTTTGTACCGTTATATACACGCATCTCAGGTACAGTGGTATTGTAATACAATGCTCCGGTTAAGAGTGCATTACCGTCATTGTCTACTGTAGGATTAGAAGATTTAGAACCAAGGTATCTATCATCAAACGCATCATAAGAAGCAGCAGCATTAGTTGCAGAAGTAGCTGCAGCAGATGCTGAGTTAGATGCGTTAGTGGCTGAAGTACTTGCTGCACTTGCTGAATTGGACGCATTAGTAGCTTGTGTAGTAGCTGTAGATGCTGAAGTAGAAGCGTTAGAGGCAGAGGTAGATGCAGCAGATGCACTATTTGCAGCGTTGGTAGCTGAAGTAGCTGCAGCAGATGCTGAGTTAGATGCGTTAGTGGCTGATGTTGATGCTGAAGAAGCGGAAGATGCAGCGTTAGTTTCTGCAGTCTCTGCATTTGTTTCTGCAGTTTCTGCATTAGTCTCTGCAAGCTGTGCAGCAACTTGAGCAGCCTCTGCTGCCGCTTGAGCAGCAATGGCAGCGTCACGAGCTTGAACGGTTAAGATTGCTTCACTGGAAGAGTCATTGACTGCATCACCAGTACCACCTGCTCCACGATAAATACCCAATTTTGTCTCCCTGTCTTGTTTTAAGGCACTCGTAAATGCACTAGAACAAGACAACCCCCGAAGGGGTTATCCTGATATTTACAACTATTAAGCTACAGCTAAAGCGATAGCAGCTTCATCACGCAACTCTGCAACACCGTAGAGAGTGTCAGCAGTAAACAATGTACCGAGGTACTCTTGTTTGTATTGAGTTTGTGAACGAACAGCCAACTGCTCAGCCAATACAGCAAAGTCCTTATGAGCCATCAAAGCGATACGGTCGCCATCAGTAGCAGAGTCAGCGTTTGTTGTTACATAAACTGAAACACCGTAGATATCACCAATCATGCCGTTACGGATGCTGTTAGCAGAACCAGCTTCACCAACGGAGTTGAAAGTTGTGAACTCGGATAAGCCGAGGATTGTGTTACGGCTAACTGGAGGGATAACAAAGAAACGACCGTCCATTGGAACGTCAGCATCGTCAAGACGCTGAATTGTACGACGGATAGCAGCAGCAGTAATTGCAGCAGCAGTACCAGTGTACAAAGTTGTACCATCAGCACCAGAGTAAGCCTTGTCATACGCAGCAGTACCGTTACCGCCGTTAGCGTTACGACCTAGCTTAATCAAGTCAGTATCAACTTGTTTAGCCAAAGCGTAGCCAGCGTCATCAGTGTAGAACTGACGTAGTGAAGACAATGCTTGAGTTTCGACGATATCTTCAATCAAACGGCTATATTCATAGTGTTTGTTGATAGATACAGTGATTTCAGACTCAGTGTTAGCGTTGAGAGTAACTTGTGTCTCAGCAACTTTAAGGTTTGCAGCACCACGAACTGGAGCTGGAATGTGAACAGTGTCACCCTTTTTTCCACGGAAAGACATCTTTTTGAAAAGGTTTGCAGCTACCAAGTTTTTCTTGTAAGCAGCAACGATTTCGTCACTCCAGATTTCTGGAATGAAAGTAGCAGCACGAGCCGCTGTAACGTGATTAGTACCTAAAGCCATTTTATAAATCTCCTAAGATTAAGTTTATTTGACCCTACCGTCAGCGTATGCAGACATAATTTCATCCTGCAATGCCATATAACGGTCTGGGTCGGTCATTTTCAATTTGATAAGGTCAGCACGACGATAAATCTTTCTGCTCACTTCACCTGAACCACCTACATCTACACTAGCTGCCTTCATTGCAGTATCTTGAGCTTTTGTCTCTACCGCTTTCATTTGCGTCGCTTGCTGAGTTGCTTTTGCTTGTGTAAGCTCTTTATAAGTGCCTAACAATTCATTAGCAGAGTCATAATCTAACTCAGATTCAGCCTTTGTATACAAACTAATGCGAACTGGAGATGCTTTAACCCAGTTTAAGAACTCTTCGCTTGTGGCTAGTGTTCTATATCCCGGATACTGCGATTCCAGTCTTTGTGAGTTCTGCATTTGCTTCATTTCTGCAGCAATGCGTTGAGCCTCTAATACAGCAGGATGTTGGTCAACAGTTCGATTTACAGCTTTCTGTGGGTCAGCAAAAAAATCTTCTTCCTGCGTCTGTTCAGTTGTCTGTTTTGTCTTATTACTTTCGAGTTGCTGCTTTAGAAGTTGGTCAGCTAGACTTCTCACCTCGTGTACTTCCTGAGCTTGACGACCAATCATCTTTTCAGCTTCTTGGTGCATCTTGACAATTTCCTCTACGGATTTGCCACGATACTTCTCAGGGAATAAGTCCTCTGGTTCTTGTTTCGGAGTCTCTGGAGCAGCTTGCTCTTGAGGTTGTTCCGTTACTTGAGAAATCTCTTCTTGACTGCTTTCTTCTTGCAGTTCGTTTTCATCAACAAAATTAGCCATCTAATGCTCCTGTCCCAAATGGATTATAGGATTTATAAAATGCAAAGGTTCTTACGAATTGTCTTTGCCCTCGTTGCGTTTACGCTCAATTTTCATCTTCTCAGCTCTGTTGCGTTCCCATCTTGCTGTTGCACTAGGATAAATCCCAGAGAACGGCTCAAGGTTAATGCGAGGTGCTGATATTTGTCGTTGAGTTTCTTTACCGCAAACTTCACAGGTTAACTTAGTTACCTCATCAGAAACTAAATTCTCCTGTGAATGTCCCTCTTCACAGAGGAAATCAAACAGCTTACGAGCCATCCGTAACGTCTCCCGACGAAAGTTGCTCATAAGCGTCAGCAGAACTATCTCGTAGGCTTAACAACCATTGAAGAATGTCAAGTTGTCCTTTTCGATAGTACAGGTCCTGCTCGTTAACTACAGGTGCTAGATTGTTGACCGCTTTAAACATTTCCGTTGCATCGTCAACTAAATCTTGCCAGCCTTGTGTAGCCATCGTACTAAAACGATTTTCATAATACGCTTGTAATTCTGGTGTCATTCTTTGTCCTTTCGGGAGAATGTTGTATTTTTACAACAGTATGCGGATATTACCACAGATTTTCATAAATGTCAAGTACTTTTTAAGCTATTTTATTCAAGTCTTTCCATAGTTACTGACTGTATAATCCAGCCTTCATTGGCTACACCGGTAGTAACCCTGAATCTAAGGTCTAAAGTTTGTGCTCCAGAAGTAACTACTGTAGAGGCTGGAACTGCGTTATCTATTGCTAAAGCAGTTGCTGATGCCGTTCTACTAATTAAAGTTCCAGCAGTCCACATAGCAGTTGTGCTAGATGCTGTAAGCGTAAATTCACATTGCCATTGAGTTACTTGAGCAGTAGAAATTAAAACAGATGGGGTAATAGCCACTAACTGAGTTGTACCCCAAAAACAGGCTACTTGTGCTGTTCTAGCAGTAGCACTACTTCTAGCATCAAACTGACCAAAAGCCCTAATTCTCCAAGTAGCTCCTACAGTAGCAGTTTGTGAAGCTAAGGTAAGACCGCCAGTTGTAAAAGCAGTTTGGTTAAGAATTGATGTATTAGCTGTTCTTCCAGCATTTCTAGCCAACGCTCCTGTATCTACCGTAGAAGTACAATCTAAAGTTGTAAACTTTCCTGTATTGGCTGCAGTAGCTCCGATAGCTGGAGGACTGGATAAATCAAGTGTACCCCCAAGAGTTAAGTTCCCGGTAGAAGTAACTGTGCCTGTTAAAGTTAATCCGTTTACTGTACCTGTTCCACCAACAGAAGTTACAGTACCTTGTGGGTTTGATGCAGTTGTAATGCCTGTTACTCGTCCATAAGTATCGATTGTGACTACTGGAATAAGGGTGCTAGAACCAGTTGTTCCTGCGGTTGCTACACCGCTTGCAAGGTCGATTGCTGGAGTTGTTCCACCTGTGCTTGTTATTCTTCCAGTAGTTCCAGTTACTGAAGTAACATAAGTTCCAGCAGGTTGTTTATTGTT